TCTTCCGATCTAGGGGACGCGCGGTGTGACCAAATTAGCGGCAGAGTTGAACGCCGCGTCCATGTAGGGATTACCAGCGGCAAGGTAGTCCCCGCGCAGCGTCGACTCCATCTGGCTGCGACCCATGCGCTGCAGTTCGCTGCCGCTTAGTGCGCGGTTCGTTGAGGCTTCAAGCGCCAGTTCGGTTTCCGGCGCAAAATCAACAACGGTTGATTCCGGGAAATAATTCGGTACGTCGCTCTCGTATAGAGCCTGAGCGCCAGAAAAAATTTGCTCCAGATACGGTTTCTGAAATTCGGGAGGCTCACGATCCGTCGATGTGGTCCGCACGTCTTCGCGCCTTGATCCGCCGCCTTTACTCATCGTCTAGCTCCTTTGATAGCCATACGGCTGCTTTGTCGTAGCCCCGCAAAGCGCGTTCCCAGCCGGGACGCCCTGCAATCTCAACTCGGTTGCACCCAACAGTCTTGGCCCAGTCACAAACTTGTCGCTCGGCATCCCGCAACTCGATTAAATCGCCACCGGCCAGAAAAAACCGGCAGCTCGTAATTTTTGGATAGTCAATTATCTCGGTGACAATTGCGGACTGCTGCAGCGGGAAAAACTGGAAATAACCCTTCTGCACACCCATCAAGATATCTTTGGCCTCGTGCGTATCCTTCGCATATTCGAGCGCCGCATCGATGTGGCGCTTTACGCGAAAAAACTCGCTAACCAATAATTGCGTATTCGAGGTGTCTATCGGTTGCAGCATTGCTGTCATGCGTAAGTGTTACCGTTCCTGTGCCACGCGCAGAGACATAGACTGCTGTCATCGCATTGGCCGCGTTCGCCGATTTCGGCATGAGTACGATCACGCTATTTGCGCCGACTCTGGTATCTGTAATGTTTGTTGAAGTCGCGTTCGCAGTCAGCGTGATCGATCCGGTATTGTTAGATTTTCCATCGACAAGATTACGAATTACGGTTGCCGTTGTCCGCGCGTCAGCTCCACCCGGAGGGACGCTCGGATAAAAATTTGAACTACTCATCGACCGCCCAGTGGTGCTGCCTCAAACTCAACGCCGACTGCCTCAGTCCATGTCGTCGCGGCTGGTATCTCCATCTTAAACCGGTGATAACGCCCCTGCGTTCGCGCTGGGACAGTGCCGTCAGCAGTTGGGCTACTCGCCGTCGTAAATGTCGCGGTCGACGCTGTAGTCGCCTTGGAGCCTATCTGCGCGGTGAAGGTTCCGGCGTCGGTGAGCGGTCGAACACGGTTGATCGCTGACCGCCGACCCTGTGCCGGTTGCACGTCGCTCGTCTCGAAAGTTGCAGCCAGATTATCGCCAGAAAAAGTATAAAGCTGGTTGTTTTGGAATGCGTAAATCCGCCGCGTTCCGCCCTGCAGAGATGGGCTGTCGAGGCTGATCGTTAGTGCATCAATCGAGCTGTTAATATTGTCGACCTGTTCCAGCGTGTAACCGATGCCGCGACCGTAGCCGACCATATCGACGCCCAGCTCGGCCAAACTCCACGCGTCGAGCTGGTAGTGATAACAGAGCATTTTGTTCGGCGTGGTCGCGCCGTTTGACGTGTAAGACCAGATCACGATGTGGCGGTCAGCGTCGACGACGCAGGTGATATCGTCGATCTCTGCCGTGTTGACATCGTTGAGGAAAAATTCGTCGACCCGGTTCGCGCCAATTGGCGCAATTGACTGGCCGTCAAAGCGATAGAAACCGTCATGGTCGAGGAAGAAAATATTGTTCTGCAACTGAGCTGCAGCACCTGATGCGAACAGTCCTTGATTGCGGCTGACCATATCGACTTGGAAAATCACCGGGGTGCCGACAAAGTTTAACCGTGCAATCCCACGGTCGAAAAATACCGTGGCCGTTTCGCCGCCAAATAAGGCTTTTATGTGACCGGCACCCTCGATGTTCTGGAAGTCAGACATCGTCGCGGAGCTGACCGTGAAATTCGTCGGATCATCAATCGCCGACCAACGAACGCGCGTTGGCTGCAGACCATCCGTGCTGTCAGTGGTGTGCGCGGTAAATACAAAGTCGCGAACCACCGCGACATACTTTGCTTTGTGCGTCGTCACTAGATCGCTAAATAAACCGCCGGAGGTCAAATCAAACTGCTGCGGGTTTTCGTCCAGACAAACCGCGATCAGACGTTCGCCATACTGGTCAAAGTCCCACCGGTTGCTGCCGCTCAGTGTGTAGTTTCCGCTCTTACTCACGTTCGAAAAAACAGACCCCGATGCACCACCCACGAGGCGATAAAGTTTGCCACTGTCCCCGGCAAAAAGGGACCAGTCCCCGGCCTTGGCTTGTCCGGCAGTCATCCCGAGTGGTGTACTGTCGAGCGCGTTTGTCGACGCCTCGGCCAGACCACTAAACGCCGTAAACCCGCCCGGAGCCGGTATGACATTCGTCGCCGTAAGCAGATTGTTCGGTACAAGGTTTGGCTGATCAGGTCGCCACTGCTGGAACGGAATAATCACGCTGCGTCTCTCCAATCTGCCGAGCTATCGTCGCGCGTGATTTCGGTCCACGCCTCTCCAAGTTTTTCGTTATCACTCGACGCAGTAACAGACACCGCTGCCGATACGATGGATGATCTTGTCACGCTGATCGCTGCATATGCTGCGAAAACAATCGCGCTGAAAACAGTGCTACCAGCAACCAAGATCGTCCCGTAGAACCCGGTGCCAACTATCGTCAATCCACCAGTCGCTGATACATTGATAAGCCGTTGCGCACCCGCTGTACCGGTGACAGCAACCGCGCCTGTACCGGTGACATCTTTGACAAATCCAGCCGCTGCCGTTGCCGTGATCGCAGCAGTGCCAGACCCGGTCGCATGGGTTGTAAAAGTGGCGACCCCCGTGCCGGTGACAGCCAACGCCCCCGATAGTTCCGGCTCGAAAAGTGTCCTAGTTGTCCACGCACTGTCGTCAAGACTAACGTCAAGCAGATCAATGCTTGTCGACCAAGCATCAAGCTGGTCGAGACTGGGGCCGGTAACGTCAGGCATTTTTAAGCAGCCGTTATATCAAGGTCACCCGCTGACACGCGCAGAACGTCTCCACTAGCGATTGTTTTTGCCGTTGTAAAACTACCGTGCAGGAGCATGTTACCAGAACTCGCAGCGTCCCAGATTGAAAAGAAGCCGACGCTTCCCCATGAGCCGGTTGCCGTTGGAAAAGTCACAGCCCCCGTGTTGGATGTCGTCCCCGATGATGCTGCGGAGAAAGTAACAGCCTGACGCGCATACCCACTGCCGGACAGCTCGGTGCCATCGGCTGCTTCGCCCATCGAGGCTACAGACAGGCCAAGGTAAACGGCTGACGGCATAGTATAGCTGCCAACAGACAGTATATGATCGAGGATCTCATTTTCGAGTAGATTGCTCATTGCTGACATTTTTTTCTCCTATGCCATCGTGTAATCAAGACGCTGCGACAGCGTCGAGGAAGTGTTTAGGCCGCTCTCATCACTCGCGATCAGGCTTTCCATCGATGCCCTGTGCAGAGAGGCCCATGTCTGCAGTCGCGCGTCGTTCATCAAAAAGGGTTCGGCTTCCAGTAGCGCCCCGTACACATAGGCATCGGGGGCGTCCTGCAAAACGACGTTGACAGCATTGCTGTCTGACAGCGCCGGGATCTTGGCGAAATACAGCATCTCCAGCGTGACGACGCCGGACGGCGTTGGACCCAGCCTGATGTCGTCGCCGACAATCGTGAAAGCGGCGGGTGTTCCCACTTGCTGCGCCGCGTAAGTCTGCAGAAACGACGACGGCGGGAAAAACCGCAGCATTTTAATTGGTGACTGCACAATGTGCAGCTCTTTCATTTCAAGATAGTCGGTCGGCAACGAAACCGTGTTATCGGACGCAGACGTTGACGCCTGTACTGTCTTGAGCATCCGGCGCAGCCGCAGGTCGCGGTTAAATTTCGCCTCGGCCAAATCAATGAAGGTGTCAATTTGAGCTGACAGGTCGGCGCGGTTTAAATAATCGGCGACCAGACTTTTCAGCTCGGTATATGTGGCAACCATCAGAGGGTGCCCTCAACGGTTTTCAGATAACCGTTTTCATTCAGGAATTTTTTCAGGGCTTTCGGATCTTTGGTAATGCCTTCTTTCAGAAGACGGTGATAGACCACCAGCGGTATACGGCCAACGAGGCGCAGGTCGCCCTTGCCCATTTTACCATTTTCGATCTGGTCACGTTTGTTCTGATCAATAATCGGCGTGGTCTGTTGAGAAGTTTCAATCCACCACTTGTCGCTCTCGTGATCGAAATGAAAAGTCTCCTTCATCCCGGTCATCGGGTCGTAGCTGAGAGGCCGTGTCCAGCGATCAGTCATGTCTGTCTCCAGAAAAATGGGGAGAGCCGAAGCCCTCCCCTTTAGCTTACGAAGTGGTGATATCCGCAACAATTGCGTGTGCAGCTTCGTTCCGCATCTCAAGCGTGTACTCGACGAGAAGCTGTTTTTTCTCGCTGTCACCGGTCTTCGCCAGATCGTTCGTTTCGAACGGACGAAGGTAACTGACCGCCATCATTTCCGGGTCAATTACCAGAGCCGACCGATCACGCGAGAAGCGCGAAGGGACGATCTGCAGCTCACCGAAGTCTGACACATACACGTCAGCAGCGCCGATGATTGCACCCGGCTCAGGGCTTGAGACTTGGAACCGATTTGCAGCAATGCCGGAGAAACCGGACATGACCTGCTTGTTGAACGGACCAACCACGCACATGGACGGATCGCCACCGGCTTCCCATGCCTTTTTGACCGCAGACTTGAGAATAGTTTCCGTGTACGCCCTCTGCGTTCCATCAGTCGGTGCCGCAACAACGCCGGAGGAAAAACCACCGTCTGCAGGGCTACCAGCCGTACCACGCACGTCGTTTGTGGTGATCCAGCTTTCGAAACCAGCAGACTTTCTGGCGGTCGACGCATTACCAGCAACAGACGCATTGTTCTGGCTGATAGTGCTTTCCATGTCGCGCTTCAATTCCTTACTCGCCTTCGCCATCTGATAGGCCATCTCGGAATTTCTTCCGGCCTTGTTGACGCTTTCGAGCGTTCCAGAGATTACGACCACCTTGTCGGAAATCTGCGTGTAGTTTCCTACGCGAGTAGTGGCGCTGATCGAAGAACCAGACGCCTCGTCGCCCTCAATGGCCGCATTCCCGGCAGTAGCACTGGCCAAGGAATCCGTCATCCACTCGTGATAGGTGTTCGTCGCCTTCGATGTCCCGATGTTCGACATAATCGGCGTTTCTGTGGGACTGATGGAATATATAGTATCCAAAAGGTCTTCCCGATTTCCGACCGAGTCATACTGGTCGAACGTGTTAGTTGGCTGTGCCATTTTTCGTTCCTTCTATTTCAACATTTCAGAAAAAATTGCCGCCGCATCTTCGACACGACCGCTCTTTTTGAGACGACTGCGCTGTTCCCGTATTCGGCTTTGATTGCTATCGCTCTTCGACTTTGTGGTTCCGGGCTTCGCAACTTTCGGCGCGTTACGTGCTTTTTTCTGCACTGCAGGTTGTTTGTTCTGCAGCTCATTCCAAAGCATCGCATCGCGCAGAACCTTGACGGCTCGGCTGTCGTAAAGTCCTTGCAGCTCTTCGGGGGCAAACCCCGACCGCTCGGCATATGTGACGATCTTTGCGTGGTCGGCCTTCGCGACTGTTTCGTCGCGCCACTCAGGGATGCGTTCCGGCAACTTCTGTCTCTCGGCCTCGACAAACTGCTGCAGCTCCTGCATTTGCATTTGCTGCTGCTGTTGCATCTCGACCTGATAACGCTGCTGCGCTGCGGTTTTCGCTTCCTCTTTTTCGCGCCACTCGTTGCGCTTGATCACATATTCGAGTTCGTCTTCTGCCTTCAAAGCCTCCCAGTCGGGTTGTGGCTCTTCGACAGTTTGCTGCATCTGCGATAGTTCATGCAGATATCTCTGACGTTCGGCCTCGACCTGACTCTGCTGCGCCTCGATGGCACGGCGTTGTTCGGCAAGGTCGCTCGTCTTGCGGGAATAATCCGACTGCATCATGTAGCCGTTCCGAAGCTCGTCGAGGGTGACCTCGTACTCCTCGCCGTTGACGGTAACCGAATGCCTCGGTGCGTCGTCGACAGGAACGGGTTCCTCTTCGTACTCCGGCGCGTCATCTTCCGCGTCAGATCCTTCGAACTCGACAGGTTCCTCAGAGGCCGTCTCAATAGCCTCCGGTTCATCTACCGGTTCGGGGGGCGCGTCTTCGCTCGTAGCTGGATTGTCCGGTGCCGGGTCCAGCATGTTGGAGAAGTACGCTTGTGCATCACCCAGTGTCGGGTGACGGTTTGGCGACTGACTTGCTCCGCGCTCATTGAGAGTACGGGTTGGCAGGTCGTCGGCAATTTCAGTATTTTCTTCAGCCATTTTTTACTCCTCGACCGTCCACGAAAAAACCGCCCGAAGGCGGTCTGGGTTGCGGTCACTAATTGCGAAGAGTCTACGAACGAATTATCCGCAGTTGCTCTTCGGCTAAAACGCCTGATTGTATTATTTCGTCCAGATGATTGCGCACGTCTTTTAGCGCGGTCATCAATGCGTGAATGTATTCGCGATCACCCACATTATTCGCGATCATCCATTCAGAGACATATTTCTGTTCTAACAATGTGAAACAATCTGCGAGTAATTCATCCTTTTTCAGTCGCTGCGCGTCATGTCCTCGCGCGATGGATTTCTCAATATTTTGCATTTTTAAAACGCATCGCTGCCATCGCCATCAGGATCACCGTCATCGCTGAAATCACTCCAATCAACGCCGGAAATATCACCCATTGACATATCTTTATCCATTCCACTGAGCGGATCGCTATAAAGGTCATAGTCCGGCACTTCAAAGTCATCGACAGGCTCGTAATCGGGAATATTCGGATCATACAGCGGCCTGATATTATTCCGCGCGTTCGTCAGAGCGGTTCGGGCATCGGCAATGTTGCCATTGAATTGCTGAGTAGCGAGGGT